GGGTCGTCCATAAACGACTCTAACAGAGCATAATGGCGCTCATTGATTGGTTGCATGTTGTTATGTTATTAATATACCCAGCGCTTTTCAATTTTTGTTTGTGTTTTTGTCGACGGCATGTTGTGCTCTGTGTAGACAGCCTTCCAGTAAATATGATTTTCATAGGGCGACCGAGGATAGATCTGTGACTCTGTAGAGATTCGCCTATTCGTGTAAAGACGACGCGAACTGTATTTGTAATCAATCGACTCCAGGTAAAATGGACTCGGCAGGGTATCAAGAAAATCTGAGATGTCATCATCACAGATGATAACTTCGTACCACCACTCTCTCTTCTTTCCACTTACACAGTCATAGAGTGATGTATTTGAATAATGTTTAACTAGATGATTCAAGTATCGATCATTTTGTCTATTCACACTTACACTGTGCTGTAGGGGATAAATTACACGGATTGTGAAACAGACCATTTCTATATATAGATTTTAGGTATTTTGTGTCAATTTTTATAAGTACTACATAGTAATGGACCCCCATATTATACTCTCACTCTTTCATATTTTTGTAGTTGTTCCCTTTTTACTCTACATTGCCTTGAATCGCGGAAATGTTCCGTATTGGATCTATACGGTAACCCTTGTTCTCGGCGTTTTTATTCTGGTCTATCACGGCTACAAAGCATGGGTTCGTATTCAGGTCCAGTCTCCCAGTCTCTGGATTAATTTAATTCACGTCTTCCTAGTTGCACCGCTTCTGATTTACGTGGGAGCCAACGAAAAAAATACCCCGAGACCGGCTTATGAACTCTTAGCAATGTCTGGATTCGCTGCGCTCGGCTATCACTTGTACAATCTAGTGCTAAGTGTAAACTCAATCCAAGATATTACAAAATAGTACGCAGCAACTCATGAGGTGCCTGATTCTTTTCTACAAGGCAATGCGCCAAATGATAAATAAACGAAGCCCTATTCTTAAACTTAATTGAACACAACTTACAACTTGACTCCTTTGAGTCTTTTACAGTAAGTTCATTCTTCTGAATTGTATCTCCACAATGATTTCGCAAGAAGTGAGGAATCCTATTTCCTTTCGTCTTGGACTCGTGACCACATCCATTTACAGGACATGTAAATACTTCACGTTCTTCCTGTTCCTGAGCCTTCGTCGGATGCTGATCTATCATATGCTGCTTCAAATTAAATTCATGGGTATATTCCTTATTACAATGGCGACAAGTAAACGGTCCTTCGTGTGTCTTCATGTGATAGTGCATTGTGCTCTGACGAGCAGTAAATGTACCATCTGCGTTCTCCTTTTTGGGAACGACCTTGTCGCAGTGGGGACACATAAGATCTCCATTGTCATTGTAATGATATTCAAACATTGTGTAGCTATTTGGTTTTATGGGTGCCGGAAAATTCAATTTTTTGTTTGAGGTTTTAAAGACTCTTGATTGTAATAAATTAATGGCTCTTACCATACTGACACTTGCGCTAGGGAAGGATTATTGTCGGAACTTGGAAAAGGCTCTCAAGTCGAAAGTAGACTATGCCAAAGCGCATGGATACACCTATATCCAGGGTGATGAGACTTTCTGGGATCGCGACCGTCCTATCTCATGGTCAAAGGTACCTTTCCTCCTTCATCATTTGGAGAAGATGCCAGATAACGAGATTGTGTGGTTAAGTGATGCCGATGTCTATATCACAAATAAGTCGATTAAGTTCGAGGATCACGTGTTATCCATTTTCAAAAGCGATAAGCAAATGTTGATGACATTTGATGCATGTGGTCATGTAAATGCTGGAAATATTGTCATGAGAAACACAGCATGGATTCGGAATTTCTGGCGACGTGTCTATGAGCAGACTGATGTCATTTATCATATCTGGTGGGAGAATGCTGGTATTGATAAGTTGATGAATTCAGATGATGAAGTCAAGGAGTTAATCCAAATAACCGATCAACACAAGCGTTTTAATGCGTATCTGATGGGCTTCGACGAGGAACCCAAGTGGGAACATGGCGATTTTCTCGTTCATTTTGCTGGAGTCTATGACTCGGGTAAAATGAAGGATTTGATGGATCGGATTGATAATGGCGAGACGCCCAGACTTTCCATGTACTAATTTATTTTCTCTAGTTTTACTATAAGTAAAATGGTCTGTACTCGCAAGAATCGTAAGAATAATATGATGGGTGGCGCGATGGTAACTACGGGATCCAAGAGCCAGGTTTGGCACGGAACGGCGAAGCACACTTCCGGTGGACTGACAAAGGGCGACCTCATGAAGACCAAGAAGGGGCGTATTGTTAGCAAGAAGAAGCACGCGGCGGGCTTGAAGGCGATCAAGAAGCTGTTCGCGAAGGGATTCAAGCCGAAGAAGGGAACGTTCAAGTTGATGCGCAAGTAATTGTGCATAAGTAATTGATGCGACAATCATTTCGCAGACGCAATACGATCCGCTAAATCATGTAAAAATGTAGATGTTTCCATAGGATTCCATAATTCCTCTGGCGGTTGTCCGTCCATCGTATCAAACCAATACAGTGAACCTGCCCTTTCCGTTTCGTCAATGGTTGACCAAACGAGAGATGCTTTTGCTGTTTTTAATTCTGGTAAAATACTTCGCAAATTCATTGATCTGAGTTTATTCTGTCCAACGCGCGATAATAACATTTCCTCAATCTGCTGTGAATTCATATCATGTGGAAAAAAAATGACATTCCAAGGTTGTACTGGTACATGAGACCTTGATCCAACAGCGATGACCGTGGTAGTCGTATCACTTAACTTCTGAAAGATTTGCTGAGAAATTTCATCGCCTATCCAGACAACATGAATTGGCTTCGTGGCATTTGTAATATATGTCAGGGCAAGACGTAAATCTTGTTGGTCCTTGAGTTTGAATATTGCATCCCAAGAAAATTTCTGAAACGATTTCGGTAAGGCGTGATGAGAATCAATTATACAGACCGTACGTCCTCTTCCCAGATTTTCAGTTACAGAAAGATTCAAGCGACGAAGAGCCAACGAGTCGTCTCCAACGATCCATACCTTTTTTCCTCGAATAGAGCTTTCAAAGCCCTCAAGGTGGATGACCTCAGACATTCTATTTAGAAAAATTGCTTAATGAATCAGAACAAACCGCGAAGGTATGTCTTATCGTCAGATAATATTGCTCACCCGTATGGTAAAAAATAGAAGTTGTCCCTAAATTTCTGTGTTTCCATAAGATGAACATGAAGCTTGGTCCATTGTCGCTTCTATTCACTGGTCTATTGATTTTAGCCATTGATATTCCCTGGTTATATATGACTCAAGAACTCACTGGTAAAATGTTTAGGAAAATACAGGGGTCTTCTATTCAACTCGTCTGGTGGGCTGCGGTTGTCGTCTACGTGGCGCTCGCCTACCTGCTTTTACAGACGAAGGAACCTTCGGAGGCGTTCGGCTTAGGTTTAGCGACCTATGCTGTCTACGACTTCACAAATTTAGCTACGCTGCGGAACTACGAGCCGTTAGTTGCTATCATGGATTCGCTCTGGGGCGGCGTTCTGTTCTATATTGGGCGGTCTGTCCTGAATGCTTTGTAAAATTGAAAACTGCGATTACACTGATGTAAGGTACTTAAAATGCCTCACATCAGCGAAAATACGTATACGCGGCATGTTACAGAAGAAAGTAGGGAGGAAGCAAAGCAACGACTGGAGGAAGAGTTGAGTTTTGGACGAGTAAGGATGCTGGTAATGAACACAAAGGAAATCACAGGTATGTACTTTGTTTCAAAGGACTGGGTTGTTTCCGAGCTTATCAAGGCTCTTCAAATCGAATCTGTACATAAGATTGCGTGCCTTTACAGTCCAGCCTTTGGAGAGGCGTATTCATTTCATCATACTCTTACAGACACTTCTACACGACTGGAGGAGAATTTTAATGATAGAAATGGAAAGGGGTCGTTTATGGTTGCTATTAATTATCTTGTATAATTATATCTATGCTGCACTAAATGTAAGGATTATACGCCCAGTGAAGAAGAGCCTGTCTCTGCCTCGGTCGACAAGATAGGTCGTGCGGGTCACAGTTGGCTTTTATGGCGCCCGCATGTCGTGTAAAGGCTCTCCATCTCTTTATTTGAACCTCATCGAGCTCGGGGAGTCGTCTGCCCATCCAATACCGACAATACCACTGAAACCAGCCCCGTATATCAGGATTCTTATCAGGGTCGCTCAAGATTGGATCTTTTTTTGAAATATGTTTACCAGGTACCCAGCCTGACTTTTGCCATGATGAAAGAGGGAGTCGCGAATGTTCCTCAAAGGCATTGAGAGACACGTCTCCTCCTTGCGGGCTTAGTTTTCCGAGGGCAATGGCTTTAAGAAACCATTCTGCTGGGAATTCCTCAATACAATCATTGAGATACTTACCCTCAAAGGCACCTGCGCAAAGGATTTCATCCGGATCCGCATAAGGCTGAAACGCCATATCTTGCCCGGGATTTGCGTGTAATACATACGAATAGTTCTTCGTCATTTTATCTGAGACATGGATGACATCTCCAAGTTGAAAGGATGATAAGGGTCGTCCCTTCTTTTTAACTTCACTGAGCATTTCTAAGACACGCGGATGCATCTTACCCTATTCTAGATAGACAATCTCTAAAAGAAACGTAAAATCACGCCCATTAAAATTCAAGATTCTATCAAATTCATCTCGTAATGAAAGTGTTAGTGTTGTTAGACGCGCGATAGGGGCTGGACTTGCCTGGAAAAACGGCTCAAATGATTCTTGTGTAAATGTTTTATACGGACTTGTCTGATCCATGTAAATAATGGAATAAGGTGACTTCTTGCCTACTGAACGTTCAATTGTTGCTATATCTTGATTATTTTCCTGATTTATGTATAAATACATTCGGTTTGTAAGAAAATTCGCGTCAGCTGCCGTGGGCGATAGAATAATAGCACTGCTGTTTACATAATCTGAAGCAGCAAAACCCAGTAATTTCGCTGGCGAATTTATCATAATTAGCGCATTATTGTTATCATAGAGATCAACAAAGTCACCCGAACTGAATAAGAGAGCAAACGCTTCGCCACCTGTTGCTGTAATAGTAAGTTGATCAGTTGTAGGACTCTGTGACACAACATATGTATTAGTTGCAGCGATCGCATTGAGTTTGTTCTGTACTTCAGTGACGAGTTGTGCATTTGTGTAGACACCAGGTGTTAATGTGACAGTATACCGCGTCGATGCCTCTTTGAAGGTGAATTTATTCCAGCCACTGTCTATGTTGAAGAATCGCGTCGGTACTGTGCCACCCACAATTTGTATCGAAAGAACATCTTTCAGAGGGCGAAAGAGTTTCCAGCGAAAATCGGTAGATGTCGGGTAAGAACGTGTATTGCGATCGCGACTATTGACTTCTAAGAGTACAGTTCTGCGAATCCGTCCCTTGGCGATTGAAGGTAGTAATATGTTCTGACCCGACGCCCGTTGGTTTTCAAAGGTCGGAACTGAGGTAGGCGCATTCATTTCTAGAAGAGGACAAGGAGGATTATTTGGACTTCCGACACCCGTAAAATTGATGTGGAAAAAGGCTTAAGCCTTTTTTTCTATAGATTAATTATCCGATCGCACTGGAGCATCTTTCTAAGATCGTTACGCTGTATGCTAGTCGCCTGGGCTCGTTTTCCGTCTTCTCATCTGGTCGTGTTCATAGTAAATGGAATCACTGGCGCCGAGAGTTACCAACTGTGAAGCCTTTCTATGCCGTGAAGTGTAACCCGAATCGTGATCTTCTACAGACCATGGCTAAGCTTGGTGCTGGATTTGATTGCGCAAGTGAACGGGAACTCATGGAAGTTGGAAAGGCATCCACAGAAGGAGGTAAACTCTTTGATTTCCAAAAGAACGTTGTCTACGCAAATCCTTGTAAATCTATCCGCGACGTGACCTGCGCCCATAACTTTGGAGCGCCTCCAACCGTTGTAGATTCATACGAGGAGATTGATAAGCTCAAGCGTTTAGGGTGGAAGGGTGGTGCGCTCATGCGCGTTCGTGTAGAAGATTCTGGGAGCTTGATGCCGTTCTCTAACAAGTTTGGCGTGGACCCCAAGGAAGTCAAGGACCTAGCAGTCTTCGCACACGGAGAGGGATTTTCCATCCAGGGAATCTCATTCCATGTTGGCTCAGGATGTAAGGATCCTCAGCAATACAAGCATGCAGTTAAGAGCAGCATTGACTTTGTTCATACTCTGAGGGAGATCGGTCATGACGCCACCACTGTAGATATTGGAGGCGGCTTTATGGGCGACGAGGAGTCGTTCGAGAAGAACTGTAGAGCCATTCGCGAGGGTATCTATACATCAAAGCACAAGGGGCTGACATTTATTGCTGAACCTGGGCGCTTCTTCGCATCCGATGCGGTAGATCTCTTCGTACAAGTCATCGGAAAGAAGCCTGGCTTGTCAGGCAAATCAGGTGAGTATCGGTATACAATTGATGAGAGTTTGTACGGGCAATTCTCATGTATTCCTTTCGATCAGCAGAAGCCGAAATGGATTCGCGTTCCTAAGCTTGAAGACGTCAATGACAAGAAGGCACGCAAGATAGTTAAGGGAACTCTCTTCGGTAGAACATGCGACAGTCTTGACATGATTGCGTCGTCAGAACAGATGGAAGAGCTTCATGTTGGAGATTGGCTCTGGTTTCCGCATATGGGCGCGTATACATCTGTGACAGCGTCCGAGTTCAACGGATTTCCGTCGCCGCCTCAGTATGGCTCTGCAACGGTGCCAGTGTTTCTGCCCACTGTGGCAGACGTCCTGAGCTCAGCGCATACTCGGTTCCCTCAGGCTGTAAAATACGTCAAGCCTGTGAGCCTTTCGTAAATAAAAAAATGAAAAAATTGATTTTTTGTGTGCGTAGTTTTCTATACACACACAATGGATATCTCAGCGTACGTACTTTCAAATGACGAAACGTCATCAAAGGGAGGAATTCTCCTGAAGGGTCTCAATCGAACAACAAGACAGTCTGTTCATATTATCATGCTCGTTGATACCAGCGGAAGCATGGAAGATAATGGCAAGCTCGAATCTGTAAAGAAGTCGCTTCGTTTCATGCTCTCGCTTCTCTCATCAGATGATCGCTTGTCACTGATTACATTTGATAATGATGCTACTCTCATCCTCGATAAGGTTGTCCCTGATGCAGCGAATTTGGATGCGACCTTGTATAAGATTGATATGCTACACGTCAATGGCAGCACAAATATGAGTGCGGGTCTTCTGGAGGCGCGCTCTGTTATCGAGGCAGTTGACTCAGGGCGAAAGCAGGGGATTATTCTTCTGACTGACGGGCACGCAAATGTCGGCTCATCCACACCTGATGCTATTGTAAGCATCATTCAGCGCATTTTAAATGATAACCGCGATGTCTCGATCAGCACAACCGGTTATGGATCTGATCATAATGCAGATCTTCTCATGCAGGTTGCGCGAGAGGGTGGCGGTGCTTACAATGTTGTCTCTAATCTTGAGGACGTTGCTAGCACATTCGGTGATATTCTGGGCGGGCTCGTGAGTGTCTCTGCTCAGCGAGTACAGGTCAAGTTTCCTGCCGCCTATACTGTAAAGACTTCGTATCCCACGCAGATAAGTGGTCATGATACAGTTGTCAACGTCGGCGATGTATATGCCGAGACCGAAATTACAATCCTCTTTGATATGGCAGGCTCAGCTGAAGCAGTACAGATTCTTGGAACAAACATGATGACACTCAATCCAATTGATACTACGCTTGTTCCCCAGATAGTTTCTCTTGAAGCGTATCCCCTAGCATTCACTGTAGGTGAACTCAAGATGGAGGTTAGCAATATGCTGAAGGCGGTTCGCTCGTTAACGGTGACTATAGGAATGATTGATGCTCTTCGGGATAAGATTGTAGATATCGTTCATCCGATCGTTCCATTCCTTCTAGCAGATCTTGATCAGGCGAAACTCATTGTTCGCCGCGGTCGTATGACACAGGAGGACGCGGTAGATCTTACACAGCATTCAGCCTATATTGGTACCTCTCGTGGTATGCGGTCAATGACATCTCCTCAAAGACAGGCGCGATTCTCAAATGAGATTGAAAATGATCCTGTTGCTCCTCGTCAAATGCTTTCACCGATGGCAAATGCAGCTCAGAGGAGTATGACAGGCGCCATGCGCTCGTTGACTGGAGGGGGTGCGCAGTAGATCTAAGGATATAAAATAACATAAATAAAGAATGACCAAGATTTCGCTTGCTGACGGCACAGGTTTTGTAGAATGTATTGAGGTCTTTGGCACAGATTTGACGGTCGTCAATGCTGCACGCGTGTCATTTGCGAATGAGTCAAAAGAGCTGACGGAGCGTGACAAAAAGCTGATTGTATACCTGGCAAAGCACGGGCATATCAGCCCCTTTTTTCACCCGCAAATTCGTCTCCGTCTCAAAATGCCGATTTTTGTTGCACGCGAGTGGTTTAGGCACACGATCGGCTTTGCGCGCAATGAAGTGTCTCGGCGTTATGTAGACTTTGAGCCCGAACTCTTTGCGGCGGCAGAATGGAGAGAGCGCGACATAAATAAGAAGCAGGGGTCCAAGGTAGACGCTGTCGAATGTAATGACGAGATTGCGCAGCTCGTCGGCGACTGGAATAAGGGGGCGATTAATTTGTATAATACGCTGCTGGAAAAAAAGGTGGCACCTGAATTGGCTCGCACCATTCTTCCGCAGAATATGTACACGGAGTTTATTGAGACGGCATCACTGTCAGCATATGCTCGTCTATGTAATCTTCGTCTGGATCCACAAGCCCAGGCGGAAATTCGTGAGTATGCGACTCTTGTTTCTAAACTTTTGGAGGAGCAGTTTCCTGTATCATGGGCGGCTCTCACATCTACGCAAGACAGTTAAGCCATTGTTATTTACAAGGCGAATATCAACAAACCATTGAGGATTATTTACAAGAAACTCCTCGATAGCAGGCTGTAATCCCTTTGTGATTTCCTCACGTGGAAAACCACTTTTCTTTACTTGCTCATCAATATTGTAGTATTTAGACTCCCTGACAGATTCGCCATGAATAGCGTCTACTGTCGTATCATGTAAAATCATGTACTTCGTGACATATGGCTCCCAGTATATAAGTTCTCGTTTTAGTTGTCCATACACATGCCACGTGTCAATAAAAAGAAGATCTGTCTTTTCTCTCTGGACTTTCAGGTCGCTTTCTTGTATAAAACGGGCATTTACACCTTCTTTATGACACAGTGCTACGAAGGAATCCATTTGAGATGATTTATAGGGATCTATTAAAATATGTTTGTTTTCAGGAGTTCCTGTTAGAGCTGCTGCAAACGCATAGGAGCTTGTAATATTGCGAACACCACATTCTGTTATATGCTTACAGTGTTTGCCATACGCGAGTAAAATAGGAAGGTGTTCATTTATATCGGAAGGTTTATGATATTTCATATTATAGAGTTCTAGAAGAGACATTCGTTATTCTATTAATCTCATACTTGACATTTCTTTTAGATTAACGCTCTGAATCACTGTCTGGAAATTCTGCAATACGATCATTTTCTCTGTCGAGGCGACCACAGTACTTTCCTACACCTCCGTCTGGCATTACCGTGTAGAGTTTATCCTTGTCTGAATTCAAATAATATTTACGACCATTGTGTTCTATCTTGCGCACAATTATGGTAATACAATTGAGACCTTGTAGTGGAGGCTCAACTGATTCTGTGGCAAGCGGCTGGACTGTTTCTTGTATTTGTACTGCGACCTTTTTTGGTTGGCGCTTGGCTTTCACTGCTACTGGTGCTGCTGCTATTACTGGCGCTGGTACTGGTGCTACTGCTATTACTGGTGCTGCTACTTGTGCTGTCGCAGCAACCTTGAATGTTCGCTTCTTTTCTTTCTTTTCCTCAGTCTTGGGTCCTGTAATTGCTGCAACGATTGCGGCTTTCGCGTCATCCTGTACTTTCTTTGCCTTTGCCATGTCTTCGCTACTAGGATTTCCATAGACAGTCCGTTTTAGATCGTACCAAGGTGATCCGTAAATATGACTCAAAGGAGGTAGCGGCTCTGAGATAACGCCATTATTCTCATGATTCTTCTTTAAAGAATCGTTCATACATTTCTTACAAAGTTTGCCACCCGTTGTCTCTGGTTCCTTCGTACATCTCGTTTCCGTGTAAAAGAAGTGTAATCTATCACCAAATTTGAGACGCTCGTTTGTTCTTCTTCCTAAACACTGCTGTGCCATTTCTGTTTCATTGCCATAATCCTAAGTCGACAGCCAAGCCAATTTTTCAAGCGCTAC